GTGCCGTCATCTTGAGCTATAAAATCTATCCTTCCCACATCGTCGCCATCAACAGCGTCTAGAGTTGATGAATTTGGATCTCCTCTTGTTGTAAAAAATTCTAGAACACCAGAACTACCATTATTATCAGTAGCGTGTAACCTAAGTGTAGGCTCACTTGATCCACCATCACCGTCAGTTTTTATAGTAAGTAAATCACCATTAACAAAAACATTTCCATCTAATGATAAAGTACTACCATCAAATGTTAAATCAGCAGAGTGTGATATAGCGCTAGTGCCGTTTCCTACAAGTATTTGATTAGCAGTTAAAGATGTAGATCCAGTACCACCATTTCCAACAGGTAGTGTTCCTGTTACATCAGCAGTCAGGTCAATTTGATTTCTTGTAATCTCTTGACCTGATATAGTAATATAGTCTGGTGTACCAGCTAAAGTTACAGCTGGAGCGTCTGCAAGAATTTGATCTTGAATAGCAGCAGACGTCATCAAGCTAGTGTCGTTATTAACAAAGCCTTCTGCAGAAGTCTGTATAGTGGTTACATCAACGCTATCCAGTATAAGGCCTGTTGTTACTGACAGATCTCCAGATATCGTAGTAAGAGATGCAGATCCGTTGCCTATGATAACATCTACCTCACCATCAGCATCACCGTCTTTTATAATCAACCCAGACTCTAAGTCTGCATCGTGTGAAGCTACACTTAAAGTAAGCTTACCTCCCTCTTGACCGTCCGTAGCTACCTCTACCTCACCTAGAATCCGAACAAACGTAGTTTGAGTTTGCCCTGCATCGTCAGAGAAAAACTTTATCACGCCTATATCATCGCCAGCAGCTCCAGCAGCACCCTTGTCTTTTCTAAAATGAATATAAGAAGGGTTAGCGCTTGCTGAGTTGCGGTTATCTAAAATTATACCAGGCTCACCTTGATCGACGCTTATTAATTGCAAAGCATCACCGCCTGCTGTATCCCAAAGAGCCGAAGTCTCAGCGTTTAAAGTACCGTCAGCATTTGCTGTAACAACCCTACCTGCAAAACCACTACCTAGATTTACAGCTATCTCAGAAGCATCTATATTAAAAGAGTCTGAGTCTAAACTTACGTTAACGAAGTTTCCTGACGTAGCATTATAAGCTAACACTTGATTGTTAGAAACTGATGTTATAGCGACATCAGATAGCTCATCTAAACTAATATCAGAATTTAAAAACGTACCGCTAGTAGAGTCAAACTGTAAAAGCTGACCATTTGTTATAGACGATGCGTTTACGTCGGTAAGGTTTAGTATGCTAGTAGGAGTTACAGAAGCGTCTAGATCTATAGAAATACTATTCTGCGTCTGTATAGCTGTAGTATGCACATTGGTAGTGCTAGATAAAGCTAAGTTTACCTCGTCACTGCCTACGGCCTGGGTAAGCACATTAGTGCCTGTCGATATGCTTAAGTTTATATCGCTCATACTGTAACATCCTCATTTACTTGCAACACGCCTTGAAGCCATGTTTGAGTTACGCCAGACACTATTGTTTGTAGATCGTATGTGTACAATCCGCTAGTAATGCCAGCCATAATATTCGCTGGGATAGTGATAGTAATAACACCGCCAGATGTTCCAGTAATGGTCAACTGATCATTTGTTATAACAGAATCCTCAGAAGTATCTGTAGCACGCACCTCCATTTTAAAAGAGTATGTAGTAAGATCTACTGCTGCGCCAGCAGCGTCAGTAATATTTATAACAAGATTGAAGGTATCACCCTTTCTGCAAGTAATATCTAATCTTTTGGATACATCGAGGTTTACTACTGAACTCATATCATTGATTGTAAAAAGTTTTGTATATCTTGATTGTCAGACTCTACATCTGCTAAGGGAGCACGCTCACCTTTTCTTTGAGAAATAAGTTTAGACTGCTCTACAGCTTGCTTCTTTACCCTTTGGTCTTTTCTATCGTCCTTCATTGTTTCGAGCTTTTCCCTAAACATTTGCTCCCCAGAGCGAGTTCCTCCAGCCATTTGAGCTTTAAGCTGCTCTAGTTGCATGCTCATCTGATGCATAGCCTGAGCTACCTGAACGTCTACCTGACCTTTAAGTTGTATTTTTTGTGCTTCGAGCTGAGCCTGCATCTGCATCTCTTGCTGCTTGGCTTGAGAAGCTACTTGAGCTGCTTGAGCGTTAGCTTGAGACTGAGCCTGAATGTTTTGTTGCTGCTGCTGCTGAAGCATCTTTATCCTTCTTTTTCTTCTTACGATAAGCAGTTTCTGAGCTTGATCGATATCCTTTAACTGACGTACAGCCATAGCGTCCTCTAGATCTATTTCTTTCTGAGCTAAAGAAGCTTGAAGATTTTGCTCTAAGAAAATACGGTCATCATCAGACATTGTTTTAACAACCTGTACACCGAAGTTGTACATAGGTAAATCCTTAAATGACGTAAGGATTTCCATACTGTGTTTACCTATAGCTTTTTCATATACCCCATAAAGAATAGATTCCTCTGGGATAATCTGTAAACACTTAACAATATCAGAGCATACTTTCTTATATAAAACAAGCGATGCGTTAGTAATATCGTACAATGCGTTATTACCTGCAGCGATAGCCTGCTGCTGAACACCAACAAGAGCGTCGCCTTTTGGAGTAGAAGCATCCATAACTTCGTTAACACCAGTGGCGTCACGAATCATACGTAGGTAGTGATTGTATAAACTAATGAAAGAGTTTATGTTTCTTATCTGATTTTCTATAGAACGTATCGGTGGGTTTTGGAAACCTCCCTCTGGATTCTTAGAGCGATAGTACATAATACCTGTCTGCTCGTATATATCTTGAATCTCTAAAGGACTAAGCTCACCACCCCTGCCTAGCTGCACGTTTTCTAAACCTTCTATGTCTATAATCAATCCATCAGGCTTAGCTTTAGCAATAGCTTGTTGGATCTTGCAGTGTGTTAATTGTAGTTGATCAGCAAATCCAGTAACGCTACCTACCAAAGACTTAGGCATCATTCTCCTAATATTTGTGCAGGCTATACTATAAGAAAGTGTACACTTAGATATATCATGAACATTTTTAGGAATGTTCTTTTGTTGAGAGTAGTTAAATAATCTACCGCTATCTACAATATAACATCCTCCATATATTGTTTCTACATCCATCTTATATGGCTGCCTGTTGTATACAGAATCAGAAACTGGCTTGTACTCACTGCCCTTGAAGTAAAATCCTACATTGCCAAACTGAGATTCTTTACTCTCATAGAAAACCTCGTCTACGCTTTTAAACTCAAACTGTAAAACATCTATAAGGTAATCATCATACCCATACGTCATCTTTCTACCACTTCTGTCGTAACCTCCGCTAGCAAACTTACCAGAATCGTTATAGCTTTTATGCATAACCTTCTGCGCCATTTCTTCATACTCCTTTTCTGTAAACTCGTCGCCAGCCATACGCTTTAGATCCATAATAGACATACGCTTTACATGACCTGCATAAACGATGTCATTCATATTGGGATCTTCAGTATAGCTATGTACGAAGAATGAAGGATCTACATACTCTTCAGTAATACCGTAGTTAGGATCGTTATTTCTTTTTACAACACCTATACCGCATGTGACAAGATCATTGACAGAGCGTCTATATATATGCTCATCGAAATCATTCCAATCTAAAGTAAGAGATGTAGCTAACTGCGCCGCTATCTCGGCGCTAGTTTTTATGTTTTCGTCTAAGAATATTTCTGCTTCCTCAGTAGTATCTGGTACGCTTTCTGGATCAAGCTCCATAGTTAATCCAAGCTGCTTAGCCTCTGTAAACTCTGTTTTGTTTTTTATCGTAGAGTTTATCTTAGCCTTCTGCATTTCTTTTTCTTGCTTAGATATAGGATCTATAGCTTCGACAGCAGGGTACGGTTTACGGGAAAGTATTCTGTTTACAACGACCTTTACAAACTTAGGCACGATAGGTACAGGAGACCAGTCTATGTTAAGTAACGTTCCGTCACCATTGTTAGGATCCAGAGAGTTAAGTATTTGTTTATAGATAGATGTATCCTGCGTTCCGTTAGCGTAGTCTCTATTTTTCTCAAACTCATACATCCTACGATTTAGTAGCGATGAAGAGTCTTCGCCAGAGCCCCACTGCCCGTGGATAGCTTTAGCGTATTTTAGTCCGTATTCATTTGAAGCCTTTTCTATGGGACTTGCAAATGGATCTGGGAAGTTGCCGTATGTTCCTTTACTTTGTCCGTACTCCATTATGCTTCAGTTGTCATATCTGCAAATATACTGTTTTTCACTTTTTTAGAATTGAGGGGCCCGAAGAGTTGTATTTGTATTTTCTGAAAAAAGTTTTCTCGTTAAAATTACTCTTTTTTATTTTCTTGTCTACCTTTTGAGAAGCCAGCAAAGCCAGGCCAGAACTTATAGTAAGGTCATACTTTGTTCTATCGTTTATTTTAAAACCTATCCAATCTTCTAACGTGCGGTTGAAATACATCCTTCCCATATCCCCTTCCTCATTATACCCCACATGCTGATGGATATAATCTTCTACAGCTTGAGCATGAGCTTGGAGTACATCTTGTGAGTTAGAGGGAATGCCTTTTGTTTTAACGTTACTACTGTAACTAGATGATTTTAAGTGATCTGGTCTATCTAAAACATACCCGTCATAACCACGTTCTTCAAAGTAGCGTACTATACCATACTTATTATTCTCAATAAGTAAAGGATACCCATAAAAGAAAGAAGCCATAAGTATATCCTCATAAAAAATCTTAGCCATAGGAGGACGGCTTACATATTCTGCAACAAACATGTTAGACGGATACACCATATTAAACTTGTTAAACAAATGGCAAGCACCTTTCGAACCTCTCCCGTCAACAGTAGCATCAAGATCGTAAGAGTCGACACCGCCACAACCGAATGAAGCGTTTGGTGCTATAAGCTTACCTCTTTCTAAAACTCTTTTGTTTTGCATTTCCGCTGGAGGCATCCAAGCTACCCTCCACCTTCCGTCAGCCATAGGCCTAAATGCAACCCTCCCGTCACGCTTTCCATCTACCCAAACAAAGTTTCCTTGAACAACAGGGTTAGGATATAAGTTGTCATTGTTTTCTATTTGCTCATAAATCTTTCCTATATTAAATAGGCTGCCCTCTATACTATCTCTAAAAGCTTCTTCAGGAGAAAACGGAAACTGACGTATAAACTCATTAAGTTCTCTAGCGTCAGTCTTCATGGCAGACCTTTCATTTTTCAAAAAAGTCTTAGAACCAAAAGCTACAACCTCTCCATCGATACCTTCGACTGGAGACTTAGGATCTTCTACAACGGGATCTCCGTGAATATCAAAAAATCCTTCTAGCGCATCATAAGCTGGGATAAACAGTCTATACAAACCAGATACAGTTCTTCCGTTGGCATTGCGCATACACGGATCAGAGTCTTCCCATAACTTTTTATACTGCTTACCACCTTTGTCCATAGGGTTTACTGTACTACCAACCAAAGATTTACCCACTATCTTCCTACCTACAATAAGGCAAGTCCTTTGTATCCTCCACGCCTCCTTTATATCGGTAGGCTTTTCCCACTTACCTGCCTCATCGAGATACAATAGATGCAGCTTTTCTCCGTCATACGCATTGTTAGTGGTGTTCTTCCAATTGATAATTGTATTTAACGCTTCACCTTTTGCAGAGGTTTTATTGTTTTTTGTTATACGTTTTGATGGCTCTCGGAAAGCTAGTTCCATACGTGGGTTTGTAGTACCGTCCTGTATAGGCTTAAAGAAGAAAGGGTACGATTTAAAAATCGGGACTACCTTTTTCATAAATATGTTTTCCTGAGCGTCTTTACCTGTTTTCGACTGGATCCCCAAAAGCTTGTCTTTAACCTGTGTAGCTTCGTCCACAAGAACAGAAGCACAGATATTGGTATAGCCAGAGCGACGACACTTAGTATATAGCTGACCGATACAACGAGGATCAGACTCGCACGCAGCCATGTGTAGATAGATTTCACGTTGGTAAGAAAGATACGACGGGTAGCCGATATCTATTCTGGACCACTGTAAGAACATGTAATGACGCCCCGATATATATACAGGTGTGCCGTTATTATAAAACCAAAAACCCTGACGCCTACGTCTATATTCTTCTTCGATATACGGACGAAACCTTTTTCTAAATTCGCTCGGCGCCTCCATCCACTCGTCCATACTGCGAATCCTAAGCAGCTCTTTGGGTAGTTCTTGACGCCTCCAATATTGATCCTCCTGCGGAAGGTCGTGGAAGGCAATATCGGAATTGGCTGGTTGTTTGGGAAGCATAATGTGTAGACCACTGATTGTGATAACTTTACCCTGCGTGCCATCGGGGCATATACCAACAGCTTGTTCATTATATTCATTAACATCGATAAGCATTATTTAGAAAAACGTTCTGCAAAGCCGCTACTGTAATCAACCTCTTCTTCTATCTTTCCGTTGCTAGAAAGATCTTTTAACATCTGCTCTAGCTTCTGGCGTTCTATAAGAAGTTCCTTACAATCAATAGCAGTTTGCTTTATAGATTGTAACTCAGCTTTACGTGCGCTACCATTTATTTCTTGATCAACAGGTTTTTTAATTTCACTAATCATATTATCTATGGCCTGCTCCATAGAAGACATAAGCCTTTTAGCTGCACTCGCTGTCGTAAACTTTGACATAGCTTATATCATCAACCCTCATTCTATAAACAACATCACCATTATCTAGCTTTATTTTATAGTCAGAGTTTTTATCAAAACCTATAATATCACCTGGCTTTACACCTTGAGCTTCTAACTCTGGATGAGGCATATATACTTCTGCCTCATCAGCAAGTTCTTTCTGTGTGGCAAGCTCCATTATAATACCGCTTTCAGAAACCTCATCCTCTCTTTCGTCTACAGGTAAAACAAACAACCAGTCAGAAAGCATATGCAACTCATCAGAGTCTTTATCTCTATATGCTATTGCTTGACTCATCCTTCCGTTTTCTGGATCGTAAAGAACAAGATGCCTTTTGTCCCCTAAGTTTAACGCTGGGTTTGTTGTTACGTGATGGTGGAATATAAGGATATCACCAGGCTTACACTCTAGCTCTGGATGTTTCATAGGTGTAGATATAATTTCTCCGTAGGAGATCCTATGCTCAAACTCGTTAAATTTATTTTCTAGGAATATCTCTTTATCCCCAACCTTTAAAGTGTCCTCAAATTTCTTTGGGACACTTACAATAAAATGATATACAGCATTCATGTCTATTCAAATTTACAGTCATATTCAATTAATACTGGTTGATTCTCAACCGTTTTCCAAAGGTAAGTAGAATCTTGGTCTTCTATATACACTTCGTATCTACGAACATTGTATTTGTATAAAGACCTTTCGTTTTCCATAATAGCTGACACCTTGCCGTCTCCTGCACGCATGCCTAGATAGTAAGCCATTGCGTCTTTAGGATTTGGGCCAACAACTATCTTTCTAATAATGTTTGCCATATGTAATTAATTTTAATTTAGCGATATATTATTCAATAGCTCCCACTTTCCGTCATCACGGCTGTGGTAAGCGTTTTCTAGTATAGTGAGTATAGCATTAAACTCTGTTCTACCCATTGTGCTCCACGAGTACCCTGCTGTGTATTCTGTTTCAAAAACATTGACTCCTATAGGTACAGCACAACAGAAGATGTATGCAAAGTCATCTTCTAGTTCGTACTTAGATATAATGTCATTTAGTGTATCTAATACTTCAGCTATCTCTTCTATGGCGTCGTGCTTGTTACTCATTATGCATCGGTTATTACCGCTACACTTGATGGAGATGCATTAGTTGTTCTTAAAACAGCCCTAACCAACCAAGCCGTAGTGCTTGTTCCGAAAATCTCTATAACGTCACCTACTAAACCTCCACTTGTAGCAGAGTCCCCATCAAAAGAAAGGTTATCATGATTTTCTTCGTTAGCTGCAGCAGTTGCAGCGGTTATTCTTTGCGAAGCCGTCTTGTTATCTGTTAAGCTAATAGTACTTACAGTACCATAAAAATATTGTGTTTGAGATCCTGCCCCATGGTCGCTAGTAGATATTTTAAAAGCCGTACCTGAGTCGCTTGTAAGAACAAACTTATAATAAAGTCCAACAGCACATGTTGGTAAAGTAATTCTTCCAGAACCGAGAGAAGTAGCATCTATGTAAATAACCTTTCCTGAATCAGTTGCAGCAAGGCTGCTAGATCCGCTAACCGTAGAAACTGTCTCCGATCCCTTTCCAATCGTAATTACATTTGACGATTGTGTTATAGACAAACCGTTGCCAGCAACAAATTGAATTGCAGTAGAATTGCCTGCTCTATCAGCTATTGTGACCGTGGGATTTGAGGCGCCAGTCACAGTTGTTGTTATGGGATCAAATATTGGGAGTGGTCTTTTCGAAACTGTTTTACTAGAACTATCCCAAACAAGAACAGTGCTAGACGATCCATCAGCTACAGTATTTATTTGCAAAGACTCTGCTTTTACGGTGGTGGTAGAAAGTGATAAAGCACTATCTACTCCAGTACCATCTTCTATAACCTTTAATGAGGATGTTAAAGCAGCTGCATCAGAAGTCTTTAATAAACCCTGATAAGTATTTTTTATTGCATTTCCAGAAAGAGTTCCCATGTTCTTATTTTTACAGCAAATATAATCAAATGAGTAGATATCATAAAGGACGTAAGATACGAGAGTTTAGTTATCTTAATGATAGGTATGTCGGGAAGAACTATATGAAGTACTATAAGCACGCTATACGTGACATATCTAATAGTACAGATCTTACCATGAACGAAATCAACGTCTTAATATTTATGTACGACTACGAGTTTTTTACAGCTGACCATATGGCTGATGCGTTATATCAGAGTCCACGTAAGTTCAAACAAAAAGTTCTGTATCCTTTACAGAAACGTGGGTGGATAGAAAAAGCCTTTGATAGAACTAAAGTCAACGAGATGTCTTTTTCTGAAGCTTTATTCCATGAAAGGAAAAACTATAAAAACAGATACACTATAACCCAGCGTGCTAGGCTTACGATACAAAAGTTCTACAGGAAGCTAGAAGGGTTAGAGCAGATTGTTATTTAGCTTTTTCGTGATTTACTAATCTAAACTCTGCCTTTTTAACAGCTCCAGGGTGGGGAGCATAATCACCTTTCATAAGGTAAAACCTTCCTTGATCCTCCATCCAGTGAAAACCTTTTGGAGCTTCAACAGATTTTTTTTCTTTTAAAAACTGAAGCTTTACTTTGCCTCCCTTTTGCATTTTATCTTTAGGTCCGTATTTCATTTGTTAAAAATATTTAAAAGCTTGACTCGTATTAAATAAAAACCATATACTTGAATCAAACACAAATATATAAAAGCTATGAAGAACTTATTTTTAACACTCGCCCTAGTATTTAGCGGCACACTTTTCTGTCAAGAAACAAACGTTAACGTAACTCTAAAAGGAGTAGAAGACTCTATGTGGATGTTTGGACTCTTAAGCGACAACTACTACAAAGGATATAACTACGAAGCAGCAGACTTTACTGGTGAAGGATTAATAAGAGAAGGCAAAACAATAGACTTCAATATTACAAAGCCAGGTGCTTATTTTGTAACAATGAAGACTTCAAAGTTTCAAAAAGTAACCTTGGTACACATCATTGTTGAAGAAGGCGAAGACTACAAAATTGTACAAAGAGTACGCAATAAACAGTTGTACTTATGATCTAGGGAACCTAAAGACAGTACGTCTAGCTTGTTCCTCCATCTTTGCACCTTGATTAGCCATACGAAGTCTACCCCCTAAATTCATTTGATAAGGAACAGCGCCCTCTTCTCTTGTACGTGGAGGTGCGTCTGGTCCTGGGTTTGACGTTCCTTCTCCGAACCCTGGCGTTTGTACAGCGTCTGGGTTTACCTGAATAGTTTTTCCTTCGGGAGTAATTATAGTTTCTCCAGGCTTATTAGGATCTTCAGCAAATGATTGTCCACGAATTATTGTAGATGGCTCAAAAACTCTACTTGAAAATCTACCACTTCCCTTGTCTGTTGTATATTGTTCTGAACGGAAAGTAACGCCTCTTTTTGTTACTTCTCCTGTCTCTGGATTCTTAGTATTTTCTGTATTTTCAATTCTGTCGATACCATAAGGTGT